ATATTATTTGTGTAGATGGGTTAGGGTTACTGAAAACCGTACCATATCAACCTTCATCCGCAACAATTAACACATCCGAATCGCTACTGCAAATTATCCGCAACTGCTTACTTAATATAGCTTATCCGGTTACAATCTATGTTAATTCGGCTATCAATTATTATGCTACCGCACATAGTACGGCTGAATCTTATATCCGCAAAACTCACATATTCCCAACTACTTGGACTAACAATGATTATACGTTTAAAAGTTGTTACGATGTGTTACAGGATATTTGTGTGGCACATGGAGCGCAGCTATATCAATCAGGCGGTGAGTGGTGGATTACCTCGGTGAACGAAAGGGCATCCGATACGCTGCGTGTATTTCGTACCGATAGCACAAGCGCAACCGATACCTTGAGTACGGTTAACATTAACAGAAGAATAACACCATATCTAAGTGATGTTAGTACACCTTATTACTTTGTTGATAATAGTCAAACTAAAGTAATTAAAAAGGGCTTTACATCGCTTGAGGTTATATCTGATTTAAACTATGCACAAAACACCGTTGACAACGGCAATATGTTTTTGCTTGACTACGGTACTGGCATACCCACTAATTGGAGTAGGTCGCTTGGAAGCGGTGGTACTTTTACAATGACTACGGTTGATGGAATCTATGGAGCGCAAATCACATCCGGTAGTACTAATACTACTCTAAACGCTTTATCCTGTGGGGTTGTAAATGAGGGAGATATTATTACAATAGAATATCAAACCAAATGCAATGTTATAGGTAATTTAGGTGTAGAAATAAAGATTACATCAGGAATGTCAACCACCAACTATGCAAAACTAATATCAGGTGCAGGGGCGTGGGGTGCAACTCAATACTATGATGATGAGATAACAAATACAACCTTTCAGACTCGAACAATAACAACACTACCTGCACCAGCTACAGGCAATCTAACTATATCTTTTCGGGCTTTATCATCAGGAATAACATCCGTATTTATTGCTAATCTAAAAAAGACAGGTTCATCTACGTTAGCAAAAAAGCAAACTTTATACAATCAGACATCTAATAACCTTTATAAGAAGTCTATTAACTCGCCCATTGGCGGGCCATTCCCATCAACTAACGTATCGCAAATACAATCTATTTTATCCGTTTCAGATAATGCACTTGTAACATTTTCTCGGTTTTCCGGTGGCCCTTCTTACGCCAATTTGACTGCGTTACTATTTAGCCAACTATACAATATTTACGGCAAAGCAAATATTAACCTACAATTAACGCAATACAATTTATTCACCGGATCAAAAGTAATCGGGTTGGTTGATAACTTTGGAGTCGAAGACCCGACATCTGTAATGAGTATAAATACTGCAAGGTTTACGTATAGCAGTTGCACTTTAGATTACGTTAACAACACAATATCCGGTACTGCATTAGAGGTATCTAATACTAATTTGCCGTACACATTAGTAAGTTCAATACCGCCAACACCGCCAACACCCTGCTTTAATTGGTACAATAATTCAGCAGCCAACTGGTTAGGCGATTACGTTGCATGTGATGGAACTTCTTACCCGGCTGCAACATTAACCCCTGGGCAGTTTGTATGCGCACAGGGTACACCATTTACTTTAACAGGCACCGATTTAGAACAAGGCGCACAATGCTAATAATATGACCCCCGTAACCGGCCAAAAGCTAAACATATACCGCTACAACTCAATCGCAATGACTGATACGCTAATTGCGTGTGCAAGGAATTGCACATTCAGCGTGAATGTAAATGAGATGGAAACCACAGGCATTGCATCCGCATGGTTCAAAGAATCCCGCCCGGATGTTGCTTCGTGGTCAATCTCCTGCGATGGCTTGGTGGTGTTAGATGACTATTCGTACCTGTTTATGCTGAACTCCCAACTTGCCAGGGAGATAGTATCTTTCAAGTTTGTGATTGATAACGGTACTGCCGGAGGGTTGGTTATCGTATCGGGCTTAGTATGGTTACAATCAATCTCATTACAGGGCAATAATAAGGATATAAGCACCTATCAGGTAAACTATCAAGGTACTGGGGCGTATTCCTTAGCAGGCACAACGGTAACGCCTACAGGGGTGGTTATTAGCGGTACAACTACGCAGGTACTGCAATACACTGCCGGGGGCGGGGAAACATCGATTGTTATACCGGGCGGGGCGGGTAAGACTATGCTTTATGGATCACGTGGCGGTACATCATTTGAAACTATTGTTTATTCGGGTACACCGGGAACGGGGGCGAAGTGGACTATCTCAAGTGGTACGCTCGAAGTTGATGCCGGAGTGCCATTCTTTACGGGGGAAAAAATTATTATTTTAGTACAATAAACACTAACTATGTTACAAAGATTATTATTAATTACCCTTACTTTATGCAGCCTATCAGCATCCGCTCAATGGCAGCAAACAGGTTCTAAGGTACGTTACGTTAATGGGTTGGGGATTCCCACTAAAGACACGGCTGCCGGAGTTAGTGCTGATAGTTCGCAGATATTGATTCGCCCGGCTGATAGTTCGCTTTACATTAAGTACAAGCGTACATGGGTGAAGGTTGGTGCAGGGGGAGGTGGTACCATTGGGGGGAGTGGTACTACGAACAGGGTGCCTAAGTTTACCGCAAGCACAACTATCGGTAACTCATCCATTGTGGATTCGGCTTCTGCGGTGGCTATGACTATTAACACTTCAGGCAATATTGGAGTAGGTACAACAAACGCCTCGAATAAATTTGTTGTAAGTAATGCAGGGCTATCGGGATTCGAGGTAGCCCCAACAGGAGGAGTATCAAGTGGAGTATTATTACAGGCATACAATCGTAATACCTTAGCCTACATGGCTCAATCTTACTACGCATTAGGGCATACGTGGAATGTGGGTACTGCTGCTGCAACAAGGGCTATGGATATTGCATCGGGCGGGGCGGTACTGATAAACACTACCACCGATAACGGAGTTGATAAGTTGCAGGTGAGTGGAGGAATGAATGTATCGGCAAAGGCAACGGCACAAACATTATCAGTAACAAGCAATGCACAAGTTGATGGCACAACTATGCTTAAGGGCAGAACTACGGTTAACCCTTCTGCAACTACTGTATTTTCAGATAGGCTTTTTGAGATTTCTGGAACTGCGGGAACAACAGGGGCAACACAATTCGCTTTTGTTCAAAATCCTACTTTCGGAACTCCTACTACAATTTATTCATGGTATAATGGTTTAAGTGTAACATCTGCAACAACATCATACGGGTTGTATTACGATACAGAGAGCGGCACAATCACAAATAAATGGGGATTATACTTTGTTGGTGGGAGTAGAAATTATTTAGCAAACACTTTACTCATAGGAACCACTACCGACAACGGAGTTGATGAATTACAAGTCAACGGCTCAATCTCCGGTATCGGATTCAAGCAAAACTATGTTACCAAAACAGGCGCATACACCGCCACCAATGATGACTACGTTATTGATTGCACTTCCGGTACTTTCACCGTTACACTTCCAGCATCTTCGGGTCGCACAGGTAGAATACTGATTATTAAGAATAGCGGAGCGGGTACTATAACCGTAGATGGTAACGCATCCGAAACTATTGATGGGGCAACTACTTATTCACTATCCGTACAATATGCCACCGTACAAATAATGTCGGATGGCACCAACTGGAAAATAATCGCTAAATTCTAATAACTTTGTAATATGATAACAGCAATCGCCCTATCAATCGCACTATCTACAACCGCACCCGTGCAAGTGCAAACGGACACAATCCCTTCTGCCATTCAAGTCAAAGCAGTTGAGTTTAACCGCCTTACAAAGGACACTATCACCCAAATTACGTGGGTAGTATTCGGATTAACCAGAGATACAACACAAGGTTGTAATACCTACGTGGTAGCCTATGACAAGAGAGGGCGCAAGGTAACAGATGGCAATGTGCCTATACCCGCTCACATCGTACAAGAGTGGGGAACAGATAACACCCTCATAGATGATTTCATTCTCAATTTCTATAAATTAATAAAGCGTTAATAATGGAGCAGCACGTAGATAGCACATCGGTAAAGGGGTTACTATTCACCATGGGGTTATGGATGTTAGCACACGTTACCGCCTCGCAGGTGGCTACCTACTGCACAATACTATCGGCAATCGTTACTATTATTGTAAACATACAAAAGTTCAAACATGGCAAAGACAAGCATAGGGCTGACTAACGTAAACTAC